CCAGTATATATGGATACTAATACTGAGAACCCTCCGTCCACTGCCGAAGCAGCAAATAAGGTAGTGACGGGAACGTCAGACCCACAGAGTGGGCATGTTGAAGGAATTAGTTCTCCCTTCTTCAGAGGCTTACCACGAGTTGGAAGCATATCCAGAACTCATGAGCTCGTTGATGGCTGTAAGATGGTTCTACAGCTAGCACGGGCAACCGCCGAGGTCCAGCGGAGCTTTTGCTCCCAGGCACATAATTATTTGGGTAATGTGTCTGAGGCGGTCTTCTTTAAGAGAGCGAAGTATTTTTTAATTCTTCCTATGTCTCTTTTTTTGAAGGCGGACCCTCCTAAGGTACCGGATAAGTCCTTTGTTCCCACAGGTGCATGGAAACGTTGGATGAAAAGCAGATTGGTGATCAATAACCAAAACTGCTGGCTCTGGTATTCTTTTTTACAGGCGAAGAGAACTGCTCAGCCTGTCTCTAAGGCCTTGGTACACCAGACTTACCTTGAGCATCGTGAAACGATGTTGCTCCCCGATCCTCTCCCCGATAATACGTTCGATAAGGTCAAGCAATTGCTTGGCCCTTTCTTACGAAAGATCAGTAGGAAAGTAAGGCAGGAGTATTCTAATGATCCCCGACACGAATTCGATTTTGAGCCTTCGAATAGTGCTTGTTGGGAGGAGACGAGGACATCAGGTGGTGCCAGGGAGGCACTCAGGGGCATGGTTCCTGCCCTAAAGAGCTATAAGTTCGATAAGAACGGTAAGAGACTATTCTCACAGGAGTTCCTGAGGATGGATTTCTATCCTGTCGTTGTGATCGACGGCCGTGTTCACTATAACAAGATGGTCGAGGTCTTCTCAGATCCTCCCTCTCTTCGTAACGAGTGGATACAGACGCTGTCCCACAAACTTATCGGCTATAGAGTGCCTTCTACTCGCAATTGCGAGATTCAGGCCGTTTTAGAACCTTTAAAGGTGCGGGTCATCTCTAAGGGCGAAGCCCTTCCCTACTATTACTCGAAGAAGCTGCAGCACTGTTTACATTCTGTGCTACGAAAGCTCCCTTGTTTTAGTCTCATTGGGAAGTCGATCGACCTTTCTGATCTCGTTAGATGCAGAAATGCCGGTCAGGACTTTTGGAAATTTACAAACCCTGATCTCATGCGGCATTTCTCTGTAGACTATTCTGCGGCCACAGATGGCCTTTCTGCCCGGTTGTCCCACTGGATACTGCGTACTATTGTTAGCAGTTTTCCGGTGTCCGACCAGGAAGTTTGGCTCTCCGTGCTTGCCCCGCACCACTGTGAGTACCCTGACCTCATGTATAAGGGCGAGGTTCTTTCTGTCGATCCTGTTGACCAACAAAATGGCCAACTTATGGGTTCGATTCTAAGTTTCCCCGT